TACAACGGACAATGCTGGACACCCATAGATGAACGAGGCGTTAGAAAGGTAGCCTTACGACTAGCAGAATTAGACGAATCCGTAACAGTCACAGGAAGCACCATAGCTAATGTCGTAACTGTCGTACAGGACACCGTTTCAAGAGAAGATGAAATTTTCGATGTGGAACGAGGCGTTACCTTCGCCCTTGCCGATGGGGAACTTCGATGGGAAAACGGATGGGTACATACACCGCATGAACGTGCCTCAATGCTGCGTAAAGTCCTGAACGTAGAATGGACCGACCAGTACCCGAAACGATGGCTGGAATTTCTCAGGGAATCTTTCGACCCTCTCGGTAAGAGTGAGCGAGACTTTGCAATCAGAAAATTGGGATGCCTGATAGGGTACAGTTGTTACGAGAGTATACCGTACCTGGAGACTTCTATATACCTGTACGGACCTGCACAATCAGGCAAGAGCACCATAACAAAAGTAGTTGATGCGATTGTAGGAGATAAGAATCGGGCAGCAGTGGGCCTTGCTGATCTATCGAAAGAGTTTACCAACGTAGCCTTAGATGATGTACTGGTGAACGTATCTGATGAACAGATAGAAGGCAGGAAGCTGGATAATGGCAGGTTCAAGCAGTTATGCTCTGGTGAAGCAGTCGGGGTAAGGCAGTTATACGGTAAGATGTGGCAATTCAAGAATCAGTCAGTGTTCTGGTTTAGCGGTAACTGCCTACCTAACTTCGATGACCAGAGCGAAGGCGTAACAAGGCGGCTGGCGATCTTTCCCATGATGAATAAGGTAGACAATAAAGATGTGGACTTCGACCTGTCAGGGGCATTATACGAGGAGAGGAGCGCAATATTCCGATGGGCAGTCGAGATATTTATGCAAGAGTACAGGAAGGATAAGTGCCTGGAAGTCAGCAGAACGCCTCTCAGAGAGGCTAAGGTGCTAACCACAGAAATGCTGGAAACAGCTAACCCTCTACGACAGTGGACCTCAGAGTGCACCATACGACAAGGCAAGACTAACCAGACCAAACTGTATGAACACTACAAAAACTGGTGTGGAGCTAATGGGATGAAACACTTGGGGAAAAACTCTTTTTACCGACAACTACAAGAGATGGGATATGAAAGGTCCGACAGGAATATGAACGGATATTATTTCGACTTGTCTATTGACCCCCTGTTGTAAATATCTCAGGGAGATCATCTTTGCCCAAGATGATCTCCCCCATTCCTACAAATAAACAAAAGAAAAGAAATATACAAACAATAGTCAATATGAAAAGAGTAACTAACCAATTCAACAACAAATGTGGACGAGTACGAAGATAATTCAAAATTCTTTGTTTCATTTTTTCAGAATAACGTGTTAAAGTAAAAAACTCAAGTGGCAAAACTTGTAATGGGACTTTAGCCCCGGCCCTCCCTCTGCCGGGGCTCTTTTTTCTCCACAGCCCTTATAGCTTCCTCAACATCACGATAACAACCTAAACGCACCCTACGACCTCCCTCAACTATAAACGCCTCCCAATAACGATTCCAAATATGCCACTCAACACCAGCCCTCGGACTATCATACTTCATTATTTCCACCCCATTGGGAGGCCATAGCATCCGCAATTCCCTGAAATGTCTTTGACCTTATTTTCTGACGATCAGCCGAAGGCGAAAGCAGATGTAACCTCTGCTCTCGCCCCTCTACAACATTAGTAGGCTCCAATAAAGGCAAACCCTTTAACCATAAACAAGTCGCCTTTGTTTCCCCATGTCCGTATTGATATGGCTGCAACACCTGATCTGGCTTCCTAAAACGACTCGACATACAACCTATAGGATTCTCTATCGCAACCTTTGGAATCGGACTGTTATAAAGACGCATAAAAAAATCCGCAGCAGCATCCCTAGCCTTTCGCCTTTTTTCCCCAACAAGAGCCCCAGACTTCCTCTCAGGCTGATCTTTAAACCACTTGTTACCCGAAACCGTAAGATAGGTACAAGGCGGAAACGCAACCAACATATCCCAATTACCAAATGCTATCGCCTGGAAAACATCCACCTGAACGTGCCATTGTGGACAATCACCGTAATGTGGCTCAATATCACAACTATAAGCCTCATGCCCAAGAGCCCGAAATGCGCTAGTTAGTGTACCCGATGCTTCACAACCTACCAATATACGCATATACCAATATTCCTCTAGTTAATGAAAAACAATACAAATGCAAAGAGCGTAGTCAAAAGGGGAGGGGTGCTCAGAAAGTGACCAATGAATCGGCCACCCTCCGAGCCTGGACAGCTTATTTATTAGACAGCTTTTTAATTTTAAATTTTCGATCACGATGTTTTATAATTAGTTCACCCTTACGCTCTAGGTCAGCATTATAAATCATAGCTTTGCGTACTTGCCCTTCAGAGTAACCACCACCAGCAGCAGTTAATAATAAATCCGCTATCTGGTCCGAAGTAACATCCTTATATATCTCCGCCTTAACAGTACCGCCCCGCTTTTCTGCGTATTCGAGTTTTCCAACAACCGCCACTTCGTATAAATCATTCATCATTATATTTTCCCTCAATAATCAAAAAAACAGCCATTACTACCAATAAAGCCAATAATGTTAGCACTCGTTCGGACCCCTTAGAGCTTGCAGCCCTGAATAAGTAATTTTATATTTGTTACCTGTTGAAACTTCCTCAATTACAAAAGGGTACTTTTTAGCACGAAATTTTGCACCCAATAACTTTACCTGACCATGATTAGGCGAATAATACAACTCACCACACTCGAACCGATCAAAATTTTCCATAGGCCAACCGTTAGACTGTATAATACGATTGAAATCATACTCATATTGGCAATAGCCCTTAACCGATAATTCTATTTTCATAGTTGCGTTAGTATCTGTATAGGTACTATTGCCAGCCTTAAGATTAATACCTAATTCTTTGCCAACCTTATCACACGCTAATTGCAGCTTAGAACGAACAGAAGTTAAAAGAACACTATCAATTTTATTAGTCATTTATAACGCCCTCATGTATTTGTTTAGCAGAAGAAACCCAACCACGACCAACACCCATACCCTCGAAAGACTCCAACAACCACGCCTTATAATCCCGAACCAGTAAACCATGAACACTAGAATAAGATATACCATCCAATTCTAAACGCTGGACCCATGTTTTATAACCTTTATAATGGACAAAAACCGTTCGCTCGCCAGCCCTCCCAACTGGCTTATAATTATATTTATAATAGAGTGGACCCAAGAACAACCAACTTTCACCAGCCTTACGCCTTTCCTTGTTTATATGTTCCATTAATTCTAAAGGAGTAAACGGGGAAAACCAGCTACCCGAATTAACCCTTTCTGGTGACTTAGGGCAACCGTTCATATGTCCCAAATCCTTTGGAGAACCACAACACCTAAAATAATCTGACATTACACACCCCCATCGAGACGGTCAGCAGGATTTAAGGAAGCCAGGACAGGGTATTTATTAGACAACCCCAAAATATCTTTTACTATGTCCCAATCCTTACCATGATAGATATACAACCAACCACCCTTATAAGTTAGCCGCGAAAAATCGCCACCTATAAGATCGTTACCCTCCTGATCCCATTCTTCAGGCGTAGCAATCGACGGGTAAAAAGCCGAACCAGATACATTTAAATATTGCCGATCAACTGGACAGACTACCAAGTGAAGATGCTTTGCAAACTGTACATTATTCCTAAAATATCCGATTATAATCATTACTTTATATCCTTTTCTGGCAAATAGTCGTTAAGATCGCCCCGATCAAACTTATTAAACAGTTCAATTATTGGCTCCCAATCCCTCATAGCACAATCCGTTAAAACCTGTTCTATTACCTCTAAATACAACTCCGGTAACTGTAATTCCGCCTCATGATAATTAGGCAATTCCATTATCCGACCCCCTATAAAAAACATTCTTATGTTTACGCTTATTCATACCATGCCCACGAAACCCAACGATAAAATCTCGATCTTTCCACCAGCAGATCGTACACCATTTACATTGAGTCCCGTCCCAATCATATTTACAAGTTACGATCTTTTCCCCCTTATGATATGTGACTTTCTTGTTATGATCATGTGGCAACACGACAGTTACAGGAGCCACGCCGAGCTTTTTATATTCAACAGCCTGATCTAAGGTATTAGCCGACAGGTTAACCGTCATACCCTCGAAACTATTCATAGTCGCTATAGCCGCACCATTTAAACCATAAGTAGGCCGATAATGCGTATACAACAAGAACCTTGCATTCTTTACCGCTTTCGACAACCTAGTAACCATGCGCAGATTGATTAACTCTCGATCGCCTTTTTTCGAAGGGAGATCACCTGTAATATTGCCCCTAATTCTGGGATTCCAGTGGTGCCGTTTAGCTTTCTTAATATAATATTCCAGATCAAACACCATACTATAAAAGGAATCTTTCATAGCCTGGTAATTAATCGGCGTTTCCATTCTATCCCAGATCATCCGAGTAGGACCGCCTTTCGCATAACAGATATTTTGCTGACCTAGCTCGCACGACGGTGGACAAGTATCAGCATTAGAATATGTAACTGGTATATGCCCAGTCTTTCTGTTGTTGGTATCTTCCCGAAACTTGAAAGAAGGCCAACTATAAACACCTCTCGCCATTTATGTGCACCCCTCGATTGTTAAAAACAGCCCGATTATACCATAATACTCTACGACAGTAAAACAATAGATATGTATTATGTATTTTTATTTTTAATCTTTTAATAGAAGTAAAAAAAGGGAACCCCCTAAAAAAATATATATATAAAAGGATTCACCTGCGATGAAAAATGCTACTTTTACATGGAATCGCTACAGCCCACGCAGCACAAGGGCTACAGCCATTTTTTTTTTTTTTTGCTATGTAACTTTATTCATAGCTGCACCACCCTACCAACTCGAATAGCTAAATTATGTAGTTATGGGCAGCACAACGCCCACAAAACACCCAACTCGGACAGCCAGAACTACACAGAGAGAACTAGAAATACATACCACAACGCCAGGACATGGCTATAATTGCACCACCTCGAAAGGCACTACAAAAGCAAAAGAGCTTACTAATGATGGCTGCGAAAAGACGCAGCCACTAAAAGCGTTTATTCAGGAAAGCGGTCTGGTTAAGAACTAACCAACTGCTAGTGGCTAGTTCTTAACCGGCTTCCTGCCTACTTCCCTTCGTGACCGTTAAACTGGTTTACCAGTCTGTGGAGAACATCTTCGGGCTGGTCCACTTCGAGAGATTCCAGAGCTTTGCGTTGAAGTTTAACCTCCAACTGTTTAAGGCTTGTCCAGGTCTTTAGATCGGCAATGGTATCCTGAGCATCGGAAATAGCAGCTTTGACTTCCTCGAAATCTGCGTCGATATCTCCGAGTGCACTCTCGACATCATCCAGTGGCAATTGCCACACGTCGTTGGGGTCCATGCAATCGAACCCGATAGCCTCAACGTCTGAAGTGATTTTGTCGAGCCATACCTGCTCGACTAAAACGTACCCCTCAGGTAACTCTGGCTCTGCTGCAAGGGATTCCTTAAGCATATCGTTGATCTTGGGAAGATCTTCTACAGTCTGGTTGAGATTCACTACCAGCGTTTCGAATGCATCAACACCAGCTTGAACTTTTTCTGACATTGAGTCAGCGCGAGCTACCTCACAAAGGTTTAAACCGTTGAGTGTTTTCATAAGCATTGAGCCTTTCGGCTCCTCCAGTTAAGGGCCAACCCTGCGTCAACCCATATACACATCATACCAGAACTGTACCACTGTACAACCCTTTCCATGTAAAAATGTGAAAATAATTACATTTATTTTTGGTTAAAAAGCGTCCAAAAAATTTTTATTCGCTTCGCTCACTAAAAGCAATACAAAAGCAATACAAAAGCAAAGCCAGGGCAAAAGATTTTAAGTAGTTATGCCAGCAAAAGACGCTGGCACAATTCGTTTGGACTCGCTGGTCTGTACTTGTAATGCCTTGCCATGCCTTATCGTACTGTTCGACCTAAAGCACTGCCACATAGCTGCGCTATGATCTCTCCAAAGCCGAGGGGCTTAAGGCATAGGGCAGCACTACGCCCTACAACACCTCGTTCTAGCTCGTAGAAGGGCCATAGAAGGCTGCTAGACCGTAACATTCGCAAGTAGGTAGACCCTGGCCAGCGATGGATAGAGATGGCTCTGAACAGGCCACAGGAAGGGAACTCGGTGGCTTGAAGCATACAGGCGTAATGATAGTTCTTGCTCCAAGCCACCTCGCACCCGCTTATTTGGATGTTACATGTAAGAGCATAAGGCGTGTCGTACTAGCTAGTGCGTAGTGTATTGGTAGCACAGGCAACTGCGCTCCAGTGGGTGCTCGCTTGCACATACAACGTGCAGTTAGTGGTAGCTCAGTGATGTCCCCACTCTGAGTGGCCGGGGATACACACATCACACAGGATAATTGGTGCGTATGTACCCATGTGACGTAAGCCCTGGTGTTCCACGTGAAACATTGGTGGGAAGAGGCATTGCGTAAGACCCCCCCCGGCCCCCCGTTTTAACGCACAGGGCCGTCAGATGAGGGTAACTACGCAATCAATATAGTAATTTTACTCTAAGGCTTGACAAAGGTACAACGGGTGTGTTAGGCTCTTTAACATCCAACAAGGAGGAAACTATGGATATTGAACATATAAAGAAGAACAGTCATTTATGGAAATGGCTTCATACGCTTGACAATCGTGGAGAGCCTAAGCATCCTACGCCTATGACTGTCTCCTACGCGGCATGTTGCACTAAGAGGACGTATCTTTCTCGTCCTGCATTTGACGCTGAGGTAAGGAAGTTGGAGTCAGCCGGGTTGATTGATACTTGGGAGGAGGAGAAGCAGGGGTTACGCAGATCGCATAAGAAGTGGATGTTGACGCTGAAGGAGCCAGTTAAATCTTGGGACGAGCGAGAGAAGGTTGTCTACAACGGTGTAACTGTGGAGAAGGAAGCATTTGAGCGATTCAAAACTAGCACGACCCGAAGCTAACTTTAAGTTAATGGCGACCATTGAGGAAACGGATTTCGCCAGGCAGATTGCTGTGGGAGTACCTTTACCTGAAGCGTATGAGAATTGTGGCTTAGGTAAGGGTATGACCCGTAGGCAGTGTTGGTCGAGGGGTGCATATTTAGCGAAGTCGAAAAGGATCGAGGAGCGCACCAAGTTCTTTCAGGCTATGATCAATCACCGTATGGATATACGGGAAGATCGTATCCTGAGTGAACTTGCTGCTATTGCGTTTAGCGACCCTGCTGATTTTTTAGACGATGATGGATTTCCCCTTCCGATCAAGTTATTACCTAAGCATGCCAGGGCTGCGATCAGTGTCATTGACACTGGAGTGCGTCCTACTGGTGAGCCGTATATGCGGTTACGTTTAGCGGATAAGTTAAAGGCTTTAAACCAGTTGGTTAAGATAAAGGATATGGAGAAGCAGCATCAGGCTAACACAGCTCCTAAAATCGAAATCGGCTTAAAGGGACGGACGTATGAAGAGGATGAATAAATGGGCGGAGTTAGAGGAGTTAGGAAGAAGGTTATATCAGATGTATCCAACTTGATGGAAGAGCTTGATCGGTCCGATATTGATAGTAGGTATAGCAGTCCTGACAACGTACTTAGCCTCATGCTGATAGCTCAGATAAGGGAATTGACGGATGTTATTAGACGACAAGAGGAAAAGCGGTCGAAGTAACACGATCAATATCCCTTACGAGTTCGTACCCAGGGATTATCAGATGCCCTGGTTTGAAGCCCTCGTACCGGAGCTATTCTCTAAGACAGAACGAGAAAACGCAAAGAGAGCCGTTATCATTGCTCACCGCAGATCGGGCAAGGATAAGGCGAGTGTTAATATATTAGCGTGTCGAGCGTTAATAGATAAGCCGGGGAACTATGCGTACTTCTTACCTGAGAGTGCTCAGGCCCGAAAGGTAATTTGGAGGGGTATAGGTGCGGATGGACAGAGGTTCATAGACCACTTCCCCCCTGAAGTCGTTAAGCAGCGATATGCTGGTGAAATGTTGATCGAGTTAAATAATGGGTCTACGATTCAGTTAGGGGGTAGTGACAACTTCGATAGTTTCATGGGTACGAATTTTAAGGGTATGATCTTCTCTGAATATGCCCTACAGAACCCGGCAGCCTGGTCCTACTTCTCGCCTATCCTGGCTGAGAATAAGGGATGGGCTATGTTCATCACGACACCCAGGGGTTACAATCATGCTTACGATATGTACACAATGGCTAAAAAGAAGATGGAAGCGGAGCCTTCTCAAACGTATTATTACGCTGATCTTCTAACTGTTTCGGACACGAAAAGACCGAACGGCCAACCTGTTATCGGGCCGAAGCAGGTGCAGGAGGAGATAGATGCAGGGATGCATCCTGGGTTAGCCAGACAGGAGTTTGACTGCTCATTTGAGGCTGGTCTGTTAGGTTCGTATTACTCGGATATAATCCAGTCGTTAAGAGTCGATAAGCGGATTGGGGATTTTGCTCATGACCCGTCATTACCTGTGGTGACTGGTTGGGATTTAGGTATAGCGGATTCAACGGCTATCTGGTTTGCCCAACCTGCTGAGGGTGGTATTCGGATTATTGATTATTGGGAGGAGCCGAATGTTCCTTTAACCGAGTGGATACGCAGGATAGAGAACAGGAAATTCAATTACTGCGATCACCTGGGCCCACACGATCTAGAGCAAAGAGAATATACGACAGGCAAGTCGAGAGTTGATATGGCGAGTGAACTGGGTTTTGATTTCACTGTCGTACCGAAACATAATCTGAGTGATGGTATAGAACAGGTAAGGGCGCAACTATTGACCTGTCAATTTGATGCGATAGGCTGTAAGGATGGCATAACGGCACTCTCGGCTTACGAGAGGGTATTTGATGCGAAGCATAAAACATTTAGGGATACGCCTAGTCATAATTGGGCTAGTCATGCGGCAGATGCATTTCGTACATTATGTATGGGTTGGCAATCGTATTCACGATATACAAAGGGAGCACCTATCCCACAAGTTAGGAGATCAGTAGGATATGGCAGTGCTAACAGCTACAGAAATCGTCGCCCGGGTCGGGGCTCTGTACACAGAGCGATCTAACATCAATGAGACTTATGAGCGCATAGCCCAATTTGTCATACCGCAGGAAGGTCGGTTTTGGCAAACGATGTCAGATTGGGAGAGTGCGATACAATGGCGACATAGGTATCTGTTCGATTCGACTGCTGTTAATTCGGCTCAAACTCTTGCTGCACATATACATGGGGCTTTGACTTCACCAGCAACTCGCTGGTTTAATTTACGATTCAAGCAAGACCAGCTTAATGACAATGTTGAGGCTATGACCTGGCTGGAGGATTGTCAGGACCGTATCTGGTATAGCCTGGTCGAATCGAATTTCTCTTTGGAAGCTAACGAATTTTATCTGGACCTGGTAACTTTCGGAACGGCAGTCATGGCTCACGATGTTGCTGATGACGGTTCGTTTCGATTTAAGACATTCATGTTACGAGGGTGTTATTTTGACGAGGATTTTGATGGGAAGGTAACAGGCGTATATCGGCAAAAGCAATATACGGCTCTTCAGATATATCAAAGATTCCCTGAGAATTGCCCGGACGATATAATTGCACAGGCTGTATCTGCAACCAATTACAATAACCTTCATTCGGTTATACATGCTATTGTAAAGAACCCTGACTTTGAAGGAGAATGGCAAGGTGAAACACTGCCTCCTGATCGTAGGCCCGTTCATGAAAGATTCGTCCTTCAAAAGGGTGCAATCGAATTAACGCAACAGATACGCGGCTATTACGAAATGCCAGCCTATGTAACCAAGTGGTCTAAACAAGCTGGCTCCAAATTCGGCTATTCTCCTGCTATGAATGTCCTCAGCGACATACTGACATTAAACCAACTCGTAGAGCTCATATTGCGCTCAGCCGAGAAGGTGATAGACCCACCGATACTCGCTCCAGACCGAGGCGTATTCGGAGACATAGATTTACAGCCGGGTGGTGTAACCGTCGTCAGGGATACACAATCCCTGGTACCATTTGAGAGCAAGGCTAGATTTGACGTGAGTCAGTTGGAGAGAACGCAACTCCAGCAGTCGATTAAAGACGCATTCTTCATCGACAAGTTACAGTTGAAAGAAAGCCCTGAGATGACAGCGACGGAAACGAATGCCCGTATGTCTCTGATGCAAAGGCTCCTCGGCCCGGCATTAAGTCGAATAGAGGCCGATTTCCTTGAGCCTCTGATTAACAGGTCTTTCAATATCCTGTTTCGGGATGAGCAATTATCTCCTACTCCTGCTGTCGTAGAGGAGATGGGAGGCGAATTACAGATAGAATATCTTGGCCCCTTGTCGAGAGGGATTAAGATGGAAGAGGTTGAGTCTATTGATCGGATGATGCTGACAGTTCAAAACCTGGTTCCGATGGTTCCTGAAATTGGAGACATTATAAATTGGGAAGAAACTTTCCGCACACTGGCAGCACGATTAGGTGTTCCAGCTAAAATCCTTCGATCAAGGGCTGAGGTTGCTGCAATTAAAGAGCAACGACAACAGCAAGAGCAACAAGCGATGCAAGCACAACAAATGGAAACTATGGCAGGTGCGTTGAAAGACGGTGCTGCTGCAACTAAAGACTTTGCTGAGGCAGGAGGCATAGGTGGCGAAATCGGATAATGCTACGATAGAGGAGTTAAGGTATGCATGGCAACAATGCTTGCATGGAAAAAACGGAGAGAAGGTCAAGCGTGATCTGGGATACTATATCCAAAGGTCTACGCATGTACCAGGCGACTCTCATACAAGTGCTTTCAATGCAGGCCAACAAGCACTCGCTCAGGCCATATTAAGTTTAGCGGAGGAGAAAGATGACTGAGGAAACAGATTGGAAAGCTGCGTTACCTGACGAGCTAAAAGCTAATCCCACAATCAACCAAACCGAATCGGTTGAATCGCTGGCTAAGCAACTGGTGGATAGTCAGGCATATATGGGGCAGGCAATACGCATTCCTGGTAGCGAGGCTGGAGAGGAGGCATGGCAGGAGTTTAACGGGAAACTGATGGAGAAGGTTCCCACGCTCATGCATAAGCCTAAACTGGATAATCCTGAATCTATGGCCCAGGCCTATAAGCAACTCGGTCATCCAGAAAACGCAACGGAGTACAAGATCGCAGAGAGAGATGTGCCTACTGGTGTAGAGATCAACTCAGAGCCTATAGAGCTCTTCCGTAAGCTGGCTCATGATGCCGGACTTAATCAGTCGCAGTTCGACAAGATCGTAAATGGCATGACTGACGATGGGGTGGCTAAAGCTGAGGCTGGTATCCAGGCTCATAATGACAGCCATCGTGATCTCCAGAAAGAATGGGGTATGGCAACAGAGCAGAGAATGGCTGTAGCTGACAGGACCAGGCGTGAGTTCTTCCCTCAGTATCCAGAAGCTACTGAGCTTCCTGCGGATATGATAAAGGGCTTATACGAGATGGGCAGTAGACTAGGAACAGAGGCTACTGGACTGACTGCTGATCTAGGCTCCCAAGTCGTAGATAGACTTGCTCCTGCTGATGCACAGCAACAGCTTTGGGAGATAGGCAAAAACAAACAGCATCCATATTGGAATAGCTCAGACCCGGAACATAAGTTGTGGGTAGGCGTAAATGGTAAGTATATAAAACTTATCTCAGAAGCCTATCCTCAAATGTAGAAAGTGTTATAATGTTGAATATCAGGTAGCCTGGAAAGGTCTGAAGAATAACTGCCACGAAGAATCCAGCAATGGGTAGTTCTGAGGAAGCAGCACACTATCCTTTAATTAACTTGGAGAAATAATCATGGCAAATTTTCTACCAACAACGAACCCGAACTTTCCAGCAGATACCGATGCCGATAAAGCAATGGCATATAGTAAGCCGAGTTACGAGACTGATGATGGTTACACTAATGATAACTATCCTGGTTCGATTGGGCGAGTCTATATCCAGACCTTTGAACAGAACGTGCGTGTGCTTGCACAGCAGATGGATTCAAAGCTGATTGATACTGTAACTGTTAAGTCTGTAGGTTCTCAGATGCATAACTGGGACCGAATTGGCAAGATGGAAGTTGAGGAAACACCTAAGCTGTCTAACTTGCAGGAAACCCCGAACAAGTATGGTGACTGGTCCAGACGAGTATCGGTAGCTCAGACCTGGAATATGGGTACTTCTGTCGAACAGGAAAACCCGATTCAGATGTTGATTGACCCTCAGTCTGCTCTAACCAGGGAAGTCGCTTATGCTATGAGGCGTAAGATTGACCGACTGATTATTAGTGCTGCTACAGGTACAGTCCAAGATGGACTAGGTGCTAGTGTTACCTGGCCTGTTACTACACCAGGTAAGGCTGGTTATAATCATGGTATAGATCATTCAGGCCAGAAGATCACCTTCGACATGTTGACTGAAGTTCAAGAAATGTTCATGAACGCTACCATCGACCCGGATATACCTAAAGTCGCAGTTGTTAGCCCCTCTCAGGTTCGTACAATGATGCAGTTGACACAACAGACTTCTGCTGATTTCGTACATCGGGAGGCATTACAGCGTCTTAATGCTACGGGTATTGTACCTAACTGGATGGGCTTCAAGTGGATTGTATCTACTCTGCTGCAAGACTTTCCTGGTACTGATGCTGGTACTACAACTCAATGTCTCTTCTATACGGAGAAGGCTCTGGGTATGCAGATGAACAGAGACATTACTGTTCGGATAGCTGAAGATCCCACCAAGAGCTTTGCTTGGAGGCTTTATGCTTATATGACTAATGCCGCATTACGAGTTCAGGACGAGCAAATTGTTACTCTAGGCGTTAAAAACTAAGTATCGCTCCTGCCTGTCCCGGTAGTGTCTCGCCCGACACGCTCCTCAGTCGGGATAGGTAGGAGCACCCTTATAGGAGAAATGTATGGCTGTTTATACCTGTATAGGTGGAAGGATAGGACAATACCAAACAGAGTTTGAAGTAGAAAGTAATGTGCCTGGTGGTGATGCCGCCGTTACATCTACTTTAAACGCACTTATGGATGATGGAGAACCGCATCAAGCCCAGGTCATGATTGTAATAAAAACCAGTGGTGTTGATTCATTGATACAGACCGAACCAAACGCTGCTGGATTAGTAGGGAAGCCAATCTTCTTAACGAGTGGGGAAAACACAATGGATGTAGATGTATTGATAACCCGACTTCAGGATTGCGCAAGAGAAGCAGGATATGTTTTTGGTGTCTACACATAACAAGGAGGAAATATGGGCGTTGTTAGAGCAGGTGGCTGCGATTTGGAACATCGTAATGCTATCCAGAAATATGTAAGAGAAGGCTATACTGCTGAGCAGATATACGAAAAGCTAATGGTACAGCTTCCTGTTATTGAGCATTATGTTAGGTTCTATAAGGGGGAGCCTAAGAAGGCAGCTAAGAAGAAGGAGTAATGGATGGCTGAGAGTGCCAGAGATATAGCAAATGCGAATGCGAAAATTAGTATCTGTAATTATGCTTTAAACTTATTAGGTGTTAATAACATTAATAGCTTCGATGAGGATAATGTCCCATCGGAACTATGTCGTAATGTTTATGACATGTATAAGCGATCTATGTTACAAGATCATAATTGGAGTTTCGCTACCAAAAGGAAAGGCCCGCTTACATTAGCTAATCCCTGGGCTCAGCCAGACTTTCAGTTTAATCATGCTTTCTTTCTTCCAACAGGTTGCATAAGAGTAATATTGGCAACTTGGGACCCAAACACAAATTATGTTCGGCCCCAAAATGCTATTTATCAAATTGAAGGCCCGTTTCTTCTAAGTAATTGGAGTCAGGTATATGTGAAATTTATAAGTGAAGATACTGACGAAGTGTTGTTTACTCCAATGTTTATAGATGCATTCTCGGTTAGACTGGCTGCTGAAATGGCTATGCCTTTGACGAACAGTCTTGATTTACAGGATTCTCTTTTTAGGTTATATACTGCCAAAGTTAGAATGGCTGCTAATGCTGACGGAATGCAAGGTTCTTCTCAGCGAACTCCTCCGGGTTCATTGGTTTTGTACAGGTGATAAATGGCCCGACTTTATCCTCTCCAGCAGTCCTTTTCGACAGGACAAATTTCGCCTTTTCTTGCTGCCCGTACAGATTTAGAGGCATATAAGGAGGGGGTTCAAACACTTCAAAACTTTGTAGCAGATGCCAGAGGTCCAGTGCGTATGCGTACTGGAACAAAGTTTGTCGCTGAGTTTCCTGTAACTCCTACAGAGGATGACAGGCATGCATGCAATATCCTTCCTGTAGATTTAGAGACAGCACCAAGAGGTGATGATGGTGAAGAGCTAGATCATGTCCTGGTATTCTATGCTGACAAGGCGTACTTATACAATGAAAATGGATTTGCTGGTTTCTCTATAAATTACGATGTAGATGGGGAAGTAGAGAAGATTCAATTTTGTTATAACTCTACTGCCACTGAAATGTATATAGTGCACCCTCGTCAACTACCCATCGTATTGGTATATGGCCCTCCTCCCGACGACCCTACTGCCGACCCGAAATGGTCTTGGTTGTCACCAGTAAGTGAGTTTGGCTTTAATTATGTGCCGAATACTGCGCTGCCTGAAGATGAAGCGATGGTTCCTGCCGAGGACTTTTTGCCAGCAACGATCTGCTTATATCAGGGCCGACTATGGCTAGGTAATTTTCCGGGCTTTCCCATGACTTTCATGGGCAGTAAATCGGGTAACTTTTTAAACTTTGATTTTGAGGATATTCAGGCAGATGTTCCATCGGAGCCTGTCAATTACAACATAGCTGCTGCTGGTGCGATACAGTGGATGGTCGGGCAGCGTACTCTTATTCTCGGTACAACTTATGGCGAATATATCGCTAATACTCCTGATGGGCAGGGAGTATTGGGCGGTCAAGTGTTGCCTGATGTTGTTCAACAATCGGCCTTTGGCTCGGAGCTAATACAGGCTGTCAAAGTAGTACAGGGAGTATTTTATGTTACGTCAGATAGCGAAAGGCTTAGGGATATACGTTACCAGTGGGTTGCTGATGGTTTTCTTTCTAACGACATTAGCTTCCTGTTCAAGGGCTCAACTTCCTCCAGGGGGCTGCCGATTGCAGGCAAGTCCAACCACTTCATCAAATTGGCATACTCCCAAAATCCATTCTCCATTATCTGGCTTCCAGACAGGAATGGTGGAATGTCAGGTTGCTCTTTTGAAATGGTGACAGGTGAGAAGTCGGTGTTCGGATGGGGTACTTATCCTACACAATGGAGCGAGGTTCTATTAGATACTGGAGAAGTAGATGAGGATGATAAGCCTATTGAGGTTCCAGAGAATAAATATATTGGCTTATGGAAGTCGGTATGTGTAACACAGAAATCAGGTCGAAGTACAACATGGGTACTAGCTGATAGGTCAGGGCAAGGCTTACCTGGTCCTACTGACAGAAGGAAGATAAGCATAGAGAAAGGCACTCTTCCTGACGAAGAATTTTATATTGATTCCTATACGAGCTATACGGTGAAAGCGGATGATCGGCCTACCTCTGGCGACGTTAGTGGTGATAGGGAAAATATACCGGGGCTCACGAGAATCACATCAGCTCAAATCCCTCGTATGGCTGACGGTGCAGAAGGTAGTTTATTTGGCAAGACAGTTAGAGTTGTAACACAAGCTGCGGATGACAGTGGAGCTCTTGTTAGCGATGTTCCAGCAGTGATTAAGTTACAGACATTGGGTGAGGAAGGCGTACCTTTTACAGAAGTAGCAGAAGGCAAAACATTAGCTGAAGTAACAGCTACGATCTTGAAGCCTGGCTCTATCATTACCATTGGATACCCGTACAGAGGGAAGATGGTAACTCTGCCGACAGACAAAGAGTTTTCAACCGGGTCTACAATGACCTGGAAAAAGCATTGGTCGAAGATTGTGGTAAGGTCTTTTGAAAGTAGTCCTCCATTGGTTAATGGAAGAAAGCATTCATCTACTTTGCCTAGCACACCTATGCTTACGGGAACGCCTCCTATTCAGCAGATAGATTTTGTTTATAGGAATTTAGGGTGGGACTCAACGGGCCGTATATATATAGATCAACATGAGCCTGTTAAAACACAAATACTTGGAATCTTTGGGGAGCAATCGGTTGATACGGTTTAAAAAGGAAAACATTACTGAGGAGCTTATTAAAGAAATAAGCGAAACACTGCAAGCCTATTGGGATGAAGCTACAGAATTTCCTGAAATGGAAATGAAGCCTCGATGGGAAAAGTATTTATGGATGGAGGAGCAAGGAGCCTATCAGTGCTATACCGCTAGAGATAAGGGGCGACTGGTTGGCTATGTTGGATACATTATTAGTCATACTCTGCATTATGGTGATGATGTGCAAGTAGCCACATCGGATGTTCTCTATGTAAAGCCTGAAGCTCGGCTTCAGGGAATTGGAAAGAGTTTACTGATGGCAGTCGAAAAGGATTTATATAAACAGCGTATAGCTATTATACAGAATCATGTTAGCGCAAGAAAAGATTATTCTGATCTCCTTGTCGATATGGGGTATCACAAAACTGATACAGTGTATAGCCGTAAGCTATATGATGACACGATTTTGGAGGATACCTATGCCTAATGAAGCTGTAGCCGTTGCGGTCATTTCTGCGCTTGGGGGTGTAGGCCAACAAGCTGCTGCAAGAAAAAGAGCTCAACAGTTAAAAGAAACTGGAGAAGCTAATGCACAGAGGATTGAAGAAGAAGCAGCAGAAATGGCTAGAAGAAATAAACTTGAAATGAATGTTTCTGAAGGCCAGAGAGAAGCTGCTATAGCTGCGTCAGGGGTTGGAGGTGCAACCACTTCATTAGTGGTTTCTCAGGCTGAAAGAGAGAACGCAAGGCAGCTTGAGTGGTTAGCAGATTCGGCTGCGAAGCAAGCACAAATATCTAGAGAGTCAGGTATAGCCGGGGCTGAAGCTGAAATGACACAGGCTATGGCAAATTGGGGGAGCATACTGACTGATTGGGCTGGAGCCGGGGGAGGGGGGCAGATGTTGTCAAACATGTACAATGAGTTTGTTCCCCAAAAAGCTATTGCTGGTAAGGGCTCTGGTCCTATGCTTGAAAAGCTAACTGAACAGGGTACTAAATCTCCCGGCCCTGTGGCTCCCCCTCAAAGAAGGCGTAAAGGTACAGGCGATTGGGGGTTCACTACGCAGAAACAAAAATCTAGAGGGCTTGCTCCACGATGAAGTTACCTGGAATAAAGTATAACAGAACGAGTGTGCAGGGTAGTCTTGGAAGGGAGTCCAACCCTCCCAGAGATGCCACGCAGCAGGGAGTTATGGCATTGACCTCTGGGCTGGTTGGGGTTGTTAGCAAGCTGCATCAAAACAAGGTTGCTGATGAAACTAAATTAATAGATTCTTATATGTCGGAAAAGTTCACTGCACTTAATAATAAATTAAGAGCTAATCCCTGGCAATTTACCGAAGAACAGTACGACCAGGAAGTAAACGATATAACTACACAGATGACTGAGCTTACCGAGATAGATGGGAGGAAGATTTCTTATTCAGCCAGGAGCAATATCAATACTATGGCGAGTATTAAGTCTCGTCAGATTAAAGGTGTTGGTGATTCGATTTTTGCTCAGCGAAACAGGATACAGTTTGAGGCTGAGACTAGCCCGTATTTAGATGAGTTTATTAGCGACCTGACCGTCGCCACGAACAAGAAGGTTGAGAAGTTCGATAGTGGTACACCGATAAATATCAAAGAGTTTCGTAATACCTGGGAAGGTAAGATTGCTGATATAGCAGCCAGTTCAGATTTCAGCAATCAGGAGAGAGCCAGGTTTGAGCGTAATTCTAATAAGCTATTGTCGGATTCAATACAGAAATTAACTCTATCCGAATCTGATTTTGTCTCCAAGAAAGCTCAAAGTCTTGAAAAGACCGGGTGGAACCAGGCGGTTAGACAAGGCATAGTCAACATGGACATGTCACAGTATGACCTGAAGAATGACAAACAGGCTGCTATAGCCTTGTATAACGATCAGATGAAGATCGTTAAGGCCGCAGTTGGAGACATGTCGGAAAGCCCTAATGGGCTGGATTTTATAACGAGTTGGGAGACTACGCTTCAAAATCAGTTCTCAAGGAATGTCGCTTCGTTTAATACTGCTGAGACTACTCGACAACAACAGATGGTTAATAGTGCTTATGAGGCAGCACTAGATGTTTACGATGTAGAGGCTTTAGAGGACTTGGCAGCTAACCCGATAGCGAGAGGCTTTTTATCTAAGCAGCAGAATGCGGTGTTGGATAACGACTTGGGGTGGATGTCAGATGCTCGGATTATATCAAATAACATTCTCGGAATCAAGACCCAGGAAGATGCTGATAATGCTCGGTTGTTATTAAAGAGCACTTTTGAGGAATATAAAGAAGCC